TACAAATTCCATGTATGGAAATGTACGGCGAGACATGTAACATTCTTAATGAAGTACGTGGCTGGTTTAAAGATCCAAGTCTAGAAGATATGGGTCGTAAGTATTGGAAGAAACGTTCTTATATCTTCCAAGGTTTTGTAACTGATGATCCACTTAAGGAAGATTCACAACCAGAGAACCCAATTCGTCGATTCATTATTGGTCCACAAATCTTCCAACTAATCAAAGCAGCACTTATGGATCCAGATATGGAAGAACTGCCAACAGATTATACTGCTGGTGTAGACTTCCGTTTGTCAAAGGGTACAAAAGGTGGCTATGCAGATTACGGCGCAAGCAATTGGGCACGTAGAGAGCGTCCACTAGGTGATGCAGAGATGGCAGCTGTGAACAATCACGGTTTGTTTAATCTAAATGATTTCCTTCCTAAAAAGCCGGGCGAAGTAGAACTTAAAGTTCTTACTGAAATGTTTGAAGCAAGTGTAGATGGCGAAGCATATGATCCAGATCGTTGGAGCAATTACTTCCGTCCAGCAGGTATGGCAGCACGTACAGGTGATCCAAACACAACACCTGCACCAACACCTGCTCCACAACCAGCAGCAGCACCAGTACAAGAAACTGTAAATGATACTGGTTGGCAAGATCCAGCACCAGCAGCAACACCAGAGCCTGCACCTGCACCAGAAGCAGCGGCAGAACCAGCAGGTGATGCAGGTGGCGCACAAGACATTCTTGCAATGATTAGAGCACGTCAAAATCAATAATAGAAAGGGCTTCGGCCCTTTCCTACGCTTTTTAGAATAGGAGATACGTATGGCTACAAAAGCATTCGATCCTTCCAAGTTTCGAAACTCATTAACAAAATCTATTAAAGGTATGAGTGCAGGCTTTAATGATCCACAAGATTGGATCAGCACAGGCAACTTTGCACTTAACTATCTGCTCAGTGGTGATTTCCGTAGAGGTATTCCACTAGGCAAAGTAAGCGTATTTGCAGGCGAAAGTGGTGCAGGTAAATCGTATATTGTGTCTGGTAATATTGTCAAGTCAGCACAAGAACAAGGTATTTTTGTTGTACTAATTGACAGTGAAAATGCACTTGATGAAAAGTGGCTACACGCATTAGGTGTAGAAACAACAGAAGACAAAATCCTAAAACTCAACATGGCAATGATTGATGACGTTGCCAAAACTATTTCAACATTTATGGATGACTATCGTGCAATGGACGAAGCAGATCGTCCTAAAGTGTTGTTTGTAGTTGATAGTTTGGGTATGCTTATGTCACCAACTGAAGTTAATCAGTTTGAAGCAGGTGATATGAAAGGTGATATGGGTCGTAAGGCCAAAGCACTGAAAGCACTGGTTACCAACTGTGTTAACATGTTTGGTTCATACAACGTCGGTATGGTTGTTACTAACCACACTTACGCATCACAGGATATGTTTGATCCAGATGACAAGATCTCAGGCGGTAGCGGTTTTATCTATGCAAGCTCAATGGTAGTTGCTATGAAAAAACTAAAACTAAAAGAAGACGCAGATGGTAACAAAACCAGCACAGTGAATGGTATTCGTGCAGCGTGTAAGGTTATGAAAACACGTTATGCTAAACCGTTTGAAGGTGTACAAGTAAAGATTCCATATGAAACAGGTATGGATCCATATTCGGGTATGTTTGATTTGTTAGAAGCAAAAGGACTGCTTGAAAAACAAGGCAATCGCTACAAGTATATTGATAGCAACGGCGAAGAAACACTAGAATATCGCAAGAATTGGACAGGTGACAAACTCGAAATGATCATGACTGATTTACCGGCAAAAGAAGAACAATTGGTAAATATCGCTAACGCAACCGAAGAAGTTGTGGATCATGACGAGGAGCCTGTATTAGATGAATGAAGAATTTGTCGCTGATCTGTGGGAATTGTTTAAAGAGTATCTAGACAAGAAACACATTGAAATGGCAGCTGAAAAGTATGTTGATACACTGATCGATTATGGCATGGATGACATACAGCTTAAAGGTATGTTAGGTGTAGATAAAACTTTAGATGCTGCTATTCAATATTATTTAGAAATGGATCAAGACGATTACGAAGATGAATGGGATAACTAATGGCATGGTACAGCCGAGTAAGTAGAGATATTACGCAAGTTCCAGCAGCAATACAGTATTTTGATACTGAGCTTCAAGCGGCAAAGCTAGAAGTAAAGTTAAAAGGAAACATTGAAAAAGCAAGTGCAGAAATGCCGGGCATTGTTGAACATCGATTTAATCAACTACAAGAAC